TGGAAACCAGAACTTGATAAAACAGGTAACGGTTATGCTGTTATTCGATTCCTTCCTGCTCCTAATGGAGAGGATATCCCTTGGGCAAAGATGTATTCACATGCATTTCAAGGACCAGGTGGATGGTATATTGAAAATTCTTTAACTACTACTGGTGGTAAAGATCCTGTTTCCGAATATAATCGTGAATTATGGAATAGTGGTAATGAGTCAGATAAAGATGTAGTTCGTAAGCAGAAGCGTAAGCTTTCTTACTATGCAAACATCTATGTCGTAAAGGATCCTACTAATCCTCAAAATGAGGGTAAAGTCTTCTTATATAAATTTGGTAAGAAAATCTTTGATAAGGTCATGGAATCCATGCAACCTGAATTTGAGGATGAGACTCCGATCAATCCTTTTGACTTCTGGCAAGGTGCTAACTTTAAATTGAAGATCGTTAAAAAGGATGGTTACTGGAACTATGATAAGTCAGAGTTCGATAAAGTATCACCATTACTTGATGACGATGATGCACTAGAAGCATTATGGAAGAAGCAGTATTCACTCGCTGCTGTCACCGCACCAGACCAATTCAAGTCATATGATGACCTGAAGAAGCGTTTGGACTATGTTCTAGGCAATAAGCAACCTGCACGTCGTATAGACGAAGAGGTAGCAGAGGAAGATAACAGTCGTGGTTCTTATGCACCAGACTTCAATGCTCGTAAAGAACCTGTAGCTGCTGCTCCTGTAGCATCTGCTAGTTCAGATGAGGATGATGCTCTTTCTTATTTCCAAAAACTTGCAGAGGAATAATTAAGAATATATTTTAATATTTTCTCCTTTAACTAGGGTTTCACTCACATACTGGGTGGAACCCGTTTTATATGGCATCATTCTATCCATATCAGTTATAATTATATTGAGATAATCTTGTTTCAATACAAATATGTTTCTTCTTTCATCTTGTAGATTTACTTCATACTCATAATTAGTTACTTCTGTTGTTATAAGGTTTCCAGCTCCTCCCACTTCTGTATATGTTCCTAAATTAGAATCCAGAAATTTCATTGAAAAGAGTTTAGGAACCTTAAGACCTTCTTTGAGAATAATGGATCCAATACTGTTTTTTATTTCTTTAGTTTCATAATGATGAGTGCCGTGTATAGTTTGATGGTTTCCGTATTTGTTTAGAAGATAATTTTCAAACGACTCTTGACTAAGAGGCCATTCATTTTGAATGTTGGTAATATTATTTGCTAACAGAATTACCCAATCTAATGTAGAGTCTTGATAAACATCAAAGGCAACATTATCGGGTCTATCGTCTCCTTTTATGCTATATTTGGTAAAATATGTAACATCTCGAAAAATATCATTTTTAATTTTTCCTCTTTTAAAAAGATTTTTTACTTCAATATATTCTGAACTGCTGTGAGAATCTGGCAGTCTGTTGACATATTCAAAATTGGGGAGGTTGCGGAAGTAAGATGCCATTTTAGAAACCTATTTCTTGTACGTTTGTGCCGTCTTGCATACCAAGACCTTCAAAATAATCACTTTCATATATTGGATCAAGTTCATTAAATTGGAGATTCATTGAATAGGACACCATACTTCTATTTTCGTCACTGTATGTCATGTAACTATTATTAGGAGTATAGTCAACTGCACATGATAATAATGCACATGTTTTAATTATATTAATAGAGGGATGTTTCATCATTTCTCCATTATCATTAAAAGTTACATAATCAATTTCAAAATAATTAGGTGCTTTTAGAAATATATTAGTAGATGTAGTTTTTACCGACATTCCTTGTTTAAAGAAATTAATAATATTTCTTACTTGTTGTGCTTCTTTTGCGTCTCTTGGAGACATTTGAAATGTAAAAGTAAATGCTCTAAGAGCAGGAGCATCAAAAAGTAATTCTAGATTGGGGTTAGCAATAGCACCTGCTGCCCTTGAGAGTAAATTTTGGGTTTGTGCTGCTTGACCTGCAATCATTGTACTAATTGCTTTTTGAACTCCTTTGTTTTCGGTTACTGTTTTTGCTCCTGCTTTTAATTGGTTTCCAAGTGCATCAGTTACAGTTTCACCCTCTTTTGTGGCTGCCTCAAATGTTCCCATAGCAGTTGCTGCTGCGAATGCTTGAAGAGGATTCATTTTAGATCCTTGCCAACTTACAGAGTTCAGATCTTTAATACCTGCTGTAATTGGTAGAGTTACTGATCCTTCTATTGTTCCAGTTTTTCTTTGCCTAGATCCTATGTTTGCTTTTACATTAGTGGGATCTATTATTTGTCCTGTGCTTTGCCTCATCTTAAATATAATTCTATCCTGTTTATTTTCTGCTATGTCTTCAGGATAATAATAGTTTCCATATTTTTTTCTTACTTTTTTTGTTTCTTCATCCGAATCAAAACCAGTGGCCAGATCAGCAGCAGTAGTAGTATCAAAAGTATTAGTTTCAACTGCCCCATCTTGAGGGGTTTGGGTAGTATCTAAGGTGGAAGTTCCTTGTATTCCTGGTAAACCACTGGTATTGGGATCTTTTTTTAAATCTTCTATACTACCTTTTTCTGCGACCATTGCATTTGCCTGTATCCCAGACAACTTTTGTTGCATTGTAGTTCCTTTTCTATTATAAAAAGCATCTTCTACTTGTCCTTCTGTTATTTTTTCATTATTTTCTCCTCTATAATGCCTTGCTAAATTTTTGACACTTTTATCATTTGTGGGTTCCCATACCCATTCTCCGTCTGCATTTCGTTTTCCTGTAAATGTTGACCTATCTACATCTTGTGAATCTGTTATGAATGTATCAGTAAGAACATGGGGTGTCCATTTAGATGTACCATTTTCATAAGTAGACTGATATCCTTCCACCATCTGCCCATTAATCTCCAGTGATGTGGAGACTACATTAATAGGAGTTTTTTCCTCCCCATCCACTGTGTATGTGGGAGTAAATCTTCCGTTAGTTTTATTGCCCTTATATTGAGACATTAAATTATTTTTTAGTTATTTATAGTGTTGTTAAGAAATAAGCATAAGATATGTCACGTAGATCATTTATTTCACTGGGTCGCACCACATAGAGGACTCCTCCGATCTCTTCCCATGTATAGTTTCTAAACTTACCCCAATGATAATTTATACCTCTAAATCCCCATCTTTGAATATCAGTTACAGCCACTAAGGGGTGTTGGTCATATTGAAGTCTGGGAGTTTTAGCAGTGTAAATGAATGTATAATACTGACCTACATCAGGAACCACTTCAGTATCTTTTAATGTATCCATGATAAGAAGCATCATTTCTTCAGGGTCACTCATCTCCTTTAATTCTTCTTTGATAGGTGCAATTCGGTTATCACCTACCTGTTGGGAATATTGTTCAAAATATTCCTCATTAAATGGATTCTCTTCAGGAAGAAAACTATCTACCATGATATATTCCTAGTTCTTGTTCGGTAATGATTTTAAATTCAATTTTTCTATCATTGCAAAACTCTCTTGCTGCTTTCCATTTAGCTGTGTTAACAGCATAGGTTTTACATTCATAGAGATATGATTGAGTCACTTTTTTTCTTTTCTTAGGAGGTTTAGTTTGTTTTTTGGGTTTTACCTCAATCACATAAGTTTTGATTTGACCTGTGCTTTCCTTGACTTTGATGATAAAGTCGGGATAATAACGATGCATTCGATTATCAACGGGAGAGATATATTTAATATAGAATTCTTCACTACCCCACTCCAGAACATTTTCATTTAGATCGCAATAGTTGCAGAATTTAGTTTCCCAAGTACTACGACATATAATATTATTTGGATTTCCCTTGTATTTTCGGGGAAAAGAGGGTTTAAATAAACTTTTTTTACTTTCTCCCATTTATCTCGACTACATAATATATCAAGTAGTAATATTTATGGGTCTATAATGCGTACCCCTAAACCAAGACCAGTAGCAGATTTAAAAAAATCAATTTTAAATGCTTCTTTAACTTCATATTATGAATGTCATTTTAATCCTCCTGAATCTATATTAGGGTTGATTCCTGATGCAGATAGAGACGAGGATTATATGTTGTCGTGTATGGAGGCCGCTTTACCTGGAACTTCTTTGGCAACCGTAGAACTTACTAATGATCATAGTGGAATAACAGAGAGACATGTTCATAGAAGACAATATGATACAACTGCATCGTTTACTTTTTTGGTTGATAGAAATTATAAACAGATAAAGTTTTTTGAAACATGGATTGGATATATTGTTAATGAACAGAATGATGACTCAGAAAATTATTTTTATAGAGTAAATTTTCCTAGAGGTAAAACTGGATATCAAACAACAATTTTTATTAATAAATTTGAGAGAGATTATAAAGAACCTCCTTTACAATATCGTTTTTTAAATGCATATCCTATTAGTATTGATTCAATGCCAGTTTCTTATGAGGGGGTAAATACATTAAAATGTACAGTTAATTTTAACTTTAGTAGATATTTTACTCCACTGACGGTACTTAAGAAGGCTTCTTATCCAATTACGGGAGCTAGTGATAGTTCACAGTGGATAGCAGGATCAGGAAGAGCTGAAACTGGACTTACTGCATCAACTAATTCAGGAGCCCAAGACTCGAAGAGGTATATAAACGCCAATTATTAAGTAACTAAATAAAATACACTGAAATTTCTATAGGATATTATGCCTTTACCAAAGATTGCGACCCCGACATATGAGTTGGAATTACCTTCGACTGGACAAACAGTTCAATATAGACCTTTTTTAGTTAAAGAAGAGAAATTATTGGTTTTAGCTTTAGAAGGTGAAGATGTAAAAGAAATAACCACTGCTATTAAGAATGTTATAAAGTCTTGTATTCAGACAAAAGGAATTAAAGTAGATACACTTCCTACATTTGATATTGAGTATCTATTTTTAAATATAAGAGGTAAGTCGGTTGGAGAAGAACTTGAAGTTAAACTTCTTTGTCCTGATGATAATGAAACTTATGTTCCTGTGAGTATTCCTATTGATCAGATTGGAATATTGAAGAGTGAGGAGCATACTAATAAGATCCAATTAGATTCTAACTTGATGATGGAGATGAAGTATCCTTCTCTTGCTGAGTTTATTAAAAATAATTTTGATTTTGGTGGTGATGCAACTATGGATCAGTCTTTTGATTTAATTGCTTCATGTATAGATAAAATTTATAATGAAGAGGAAGTATGGGTAGCAGCTGATTGTACTAAGAAGGAGATTACTTCTTTCTTAGAACAAATGAATTCTGCTCAGTTTAAGGATATTGAAAAGTTCTTTGAGACTATGCCCAAATTATCTCATACAGTAAAGGTTAAGAATCCTAAGACTAAAGTGGAGAGTGATATTGTATTGGAGGGATTATCAAGTTTTTTCGGTTAGGTATGATTCACATGAGTCTGGAAAATTATTTTAGACTTAATTTTTCACTCATGCAGTATCATAAATATTCATTAACTGAGATTGAAAACATGATTCCTTGGGAAAGGGACGTGTATGTTGA